GCGGATCGCGATGATTTCGAGCGGGAATACAGATGGGGTGGATGTTCTTGCCATATCAGTCCGCCATGCAGTTACTGCACGCACCCTGGAAACCCGCTGTGCCAGGAAGATGATTCGTGCTGGATGGAGGTCGAGGTATGAAACGCCTTCTCAAATGCCTCGGCCAACTCGCGCTCCTCTGGCTCGGCATCGCTATCGCGATAGCCACTGCGGCGACCGTGCTGGCGGTGCTCGATGATGTACCAGCCGCCATCAACCATATCGGAGGGTTTGCGTGAGCCTAGATTACGACCTGCCGATTGAGGCGTATCACGCGCTGCCTTCGGTATCTAAATCTCAGCTGGACACGCTCGATCTGTCGCCGGCGATCTTCTTCGCACGCCATCGTGCAATCGGCCGCCCCACTCCAGCGCCCAAGCAAGGCCAGCTTGAGGGAAACCTCGCGCATTGCGCCGTGCTTGAGCCCAACGAATTCGAAAAGCGCTATGTCATCGGTCCGAGCGTGAATCGAAACACCAAGATATGGAAGGAGTTCGTCGATGCCCACGCCGACCGCATTGCCATTCAGCAAGACCAATACGAGGCGGCGATTCGCCAGGCGGTATCGGTGCGCGCGCTGCCCGAGATCGGCGAAGCCTTGGAGAACGGAAGGCCGGAGGTGTCTGCTTTCTGGAATGACCCGGCAACGGGCGTAGCGTGCCGCTGCCGGCCTGATTGGGTGCATGACTGCGGTGAGGCCGGGGTGATCCTGCTCGATCTCAAGACGTACAGCATCGCGAGCCCCAGCGAGTTTCGCCGCCAGGTCGCGCGTAAGCGATACGACGTGCAGGCCGCGTTCTATTCCGATGGCTATGCCGCGGCGAGCGGCCGCGCAGTGCTTGGTTTCGTGTTCGTCGCCGTCGAGACGGAATACCCATTCGCCGCCAACGCTTTCATGCTCGACGACGACAGCCTCGAATCCGGGCGCGTGAAGTACCTGGCGAACCTGCGCACATACGCGGAGTGTGAGCGCACCAACACGTGGCCCGGGTATTCGACGGGCATCGACATTATCCGGCTCCCGCAATGGGCCCTTCTCACCGAGGAATAAACCGTGACACAAACGACGAATCTCGCGACCCTGAAGAAGACCTCGAAGATGGTCGCGCGCGATGCCGGCATCAGCAGCGTGAAGCAATTCTTCGAATCTCAAAAGGCGACGCTCGCCGCGGTTCTGCCGCGCCACGTGAGCCCCGATCGGATGCTCAAGATCGCGCTCGGGGCGCTGCGCACCACGCCGAAGCTGATGGATTGCACCGTCGAGTCGCTGATGGGCGCTGTCGTGCAATGCTCGCAACTCGGGCTCGAGCCGAATACGCCGCTCGGTCACGCATACCTGATCCCGTTCGAGAAGAAGAAGAAACAGGGTAACGACTGGGTGGTCGATAAGGTCGAGACACAGATCGTCATTGGCTACAAGGGATTGATCGATCTCGCGCGCCGATCGGGCCAGGTCATCAGCATTTCGGCTCACGCCGTGCACGCCAACGACCATTTCGACTATGCGTTCGGGCTCGATGAGCGTTTGGAGCATCGACCGGCGCGCTCGAACCGCGGGCCTGTTACCGACTTCTACGCGGTGGCCAAGCTCGTAGGCGGTGGCCATGCGTTCGACGTGATGAGCGCGGAGGAAGTCAACGAGATCCGCAACGCGAGCCAGAACTACAAATTCGCGCGCGACAAGTCCAAGACCGTGTGGGGCCAGCATTACGAGGAAATGGGACGAAAGACTGTGCTGCGGCGCCTGTTCAAGTATCTGCCGGTAAGCATCGAGCTCGCGAGTGCATCGGCCTTGGATGAGATCGGCGCGGTCGGCAAGTCCCAAGCGCTCGACACCGTGCTCGATGGCGACTACATCACGCCGGCCGACGACGACCAGGACGATTTCGACGGAGAAACGACCAACCAATCGACAGGCGAAATCACCGACCAACGCCAGCAGCAAGCCGAGAACACGGTCGCGTATCAAGACGTGCTCTCGCAAATCCAGAAGGCAACCGACGTTGAGCTCGCAGCGCTGGCGCTCGACAGCGCGCGCGATCTGCCCGAAGGCGACTTCGTGAAGTTGCAGCAGGCGTTCGAAGACCGCAAAGAAATCCTGCTCGGAGCCTAAGCGATGACCCTCAACGAACTGCGTGCCGTGCTGGCCGAAATTCGCTTCTACGACTACGAATTTTATGTCCATGAAGACTCTGACTTCGGCTATCTGCAAGCCACCTACATGGAAGCCGATATCGTCACCGGCGAGCCCGAACGCCAGTACACGCGCAAGTGGAAACTGTCGATGCACATGACCAAGAGCGAGTTCGTGCAGACCGCATTCAAGTGCTGCATCACATCGATGGAACACCGCACGCGTGAGCACTTTCGATACAAGGGCGCGGCCGTCTTCGGCCCGCACTTCAATGTGGATGCGCTCGTCGATCTGTGCAAGGCGAAGCGCCACGACTATCGGGAGGCACTCGCATGACGATCGACTGCCAAATAAGAGAAGCCCTCGCCCGCATCGCGCCGCACCTCGAAACGCTGCCGCCGATCGAGCGCGAGCAGTTGCGCCCAGCCGTACGCGCGTTCGAGCACGACGTAGAGGCGATCCCGCTGCCCGAGCGGGTCGTCGCGATCATTCGCAAGGTTGACGCGCAGTTGCCGAAGTAAGCCATTCCGAATGGCCGCAGGAAGCGTAACCCCCTCTCACCGCGCGCAACCCTCGGACGCGCGGATTTTGGGCCGGTCTCGTGCCGGCTCCTTTTTCGAATTCTTGCCCTCGGGCGTGGAGATGGATGTGAAGAAGGTAATTCAAGAAGAAGGATATCGCCCCATCAAGATTTGGACGGATGAGGTCGAAGAAAGCGCGATGCAGCAATTGCTGAACATGGCAAAAATGCCGTTCATCGCAGGAAATGGCGTAGCGTGCATGCCTGACGTTCATGCTGGCATAGGCGCGACCGTGGGGACCGTCATCGCTACGGACAAGGCCATCATCCCGGCCGCTGTTGGCGTCGATATTGGTTGTGGGATGAATGCCGTTCGCCTGTCCCTGAAAGCTAGCGATCTGCCCGATAGTCTCGTTTCGATTCGTCATCAGATCGAGCGCGACGTGCCGCTCGGCGCGGGCGGCGCACATCAGGATAGCCGCCTTCCGCAAGTCGATGATGGATTGTGGCTTGGGCTTAGCGACTTGACGGCAAAGCATCCGGCTCTTTCCAAGAATCACGCTCAGAAGCAACTCGGATCGCTTGGTTCTGGCAATCACTTCATCGAACTGTGCCTAGATGAATCTCAGGACGTGTGGATCATGCTGCACTCAGGCTCACGCGGCGTCGGAAACCTGATAGGCCGCTACTTCATCGAGAAGGCCAAGCGCCGCATGGAGCAGTATTTCATAAGCCTCCCGGATGGTGATTTGGCCTACTTCCCCGAGGATACCGACGACTTCAATGATTACGTCGAGGCCGTCAATTGGGCGCAGGACTATGCCCTTGAGAATCGGCGCGTGATGATGGCCGCAGTGATTGGCGCATTGCGCCGCCATATCCCGATCGAATTCACAATCACGCAAGAGGCTATCAACTGCCATCACAACTACGTCGAGCGTGAGAACCACTTCGGAAAGAATTTGTGGGTGACTCGCAAGGGTGCGATCCGTGCGCGCGAGGGCGATCTAGGCATCATTCCGGGCTCGATGGGGCAGCGCAGCTACATCGTCCGAGGTAAGGGCAATTTGCAGTCGTACTGCTCATGTTCGCATGGCGCCGGCCGCAAGATGAGTCGCGCGCAAGCGCGCAAGGCATTCTCTGTTGCCGATCTCGTTGCCCAGACCGAGGGCGTCGAATGTCGCAAGGATGATGCCGTGCTCGATGAAATTCCCGGCGCGTACAAGGCTATCGACGAAGTGATGGCGAATCAAACCGATCTCGTCGAAGTCGTGCATAAGCTCAAGCAGGTTTTGTGCGTCAAAGGCGCTTAATCGCCCGCGCTATTGGAGAGGATTGAGGACAACATGCCGATCAAACCCGAGAACCGAGCGCGCTACCCGAGCGATTGGAGGTCGATTGTCGCGGCTGTGCGCGAACGCTCTGGCAACCGATGCGAAGGATCGCCCGACTATCCGAACTGTCGCGCTGAGAACGGACAGCCGCACCCGGAAACGGGATCGCGCGTCGTGCTGACGACGGCGCATCTAGACCACACGCCGGAGAACTGCGACCTCTCGAATCTCCGTCATTGGTGCCAGCGCTGTCATCTGAATTACGACCGCGAGCACCACGCGCAGACACGAGCGGCTACGAAACGATCGCAAGCGGCCACGGCCGATATGTTTGAGTGAGGATTGATGACATGGACGACAGAGAATTCGAGGCTTGGTTTGCCGGTGAATATCCATTGACGGCTCAGGCTATTAAAGCTGGCGTAGCCGACGAAGATGCAACCGATGCTTATGAGGCGACGAAATCAGGGTGGATGGCATGTTCCGCCCTCTCGCGATCGCAGGACGCTCCACGCTGCCAGTGCTGCGGCTATCTCGTTACGGAAAGCGAGCATCAGTCATGCGTGCGGGCTTTGTCGCGCTCGCAGGACGTTGCGCGGGTGGCACTCAACGACGAGCAGCGCCGCGACATTCAGGAATGCATCGACTACCTGACGCCGGCCGCGAAGGATTTCAGCGATCTCGGCATGGTTGGCATGGGCGATTCGAAGCACGCGCGATGCATCCGAGTGCTGCGTTCGTTGCTCGCCCCACAGCCGCCGCAAGCCGGGGCGAGCGAGAGCGAGAAAGTCATGCTCGACGCGATCCTTCACGGAACAGGCTTCATGAAGGACGGCAAGCACGTGCCGAGAGAGGATGTTCTCGCCCCCGCTGCGCCGGCCGAACAGCCATTCGGTCAATGGTGCAAGGAGGAAGGGAAACGACTGCTTGCCAAGTGCACACCTGGCAAGATGGTAGAAGATGCCCCTGTATCGGCCAAACCGCTGCGACGCCTCGCAGAGGCGCAACGACCATTGCCTGCCGACATGGCGAAGGTGCTGCACGACAATCTGCCGGATCTGTACTTGACGGACGCACCGGCCGAACCGAAGGGGGAGTGGCACGACGACTACGAAGCCAAAGGCACCATCGAGCACCTTGATTTAGACAATCATCGACTGCGCCGTGCAATGCAGAAGATAATGGCTCGTCTCGCTGAATTGCTCGACGAAGATCAATTCGCAAACATCGAAAGCATCGTGAAGGAAGTCGGCGTTGAGCCGCCCGAGCAGCGCGCGGCGCCGATAGGAAAGGTTCTGTCGGATGCTGAAATGTTCGATGCAAAGATGGACGGCAAGAGAGGCAACGTCATTTGGTTCAATGCGCCTAAGCCAGGCTTCATCTACGCTGCACCTGCCGAGCAGTGCGCGGCGACGTTGTTCTGCGATCTAAAATCCGATGCAGAGAAATCGAATTTCTTTCTGTCTGGTCGGGCATACGAAACCGGTGTGATTGCGCGGGCAATCCAGAACGACGTGGCTATGGCCTACCATCGGTGCGCTGAGTATGCAAAGCAGCGCGCGGCGAATAAGGGTGGCAACGATGATTGATATTGAGCTTATGCGTAGCCTGCTGTCGTATGAACCGGAGACCGGCGAATTCAGCTGGCTTTGCGATCGGAGCAACATCAAGGCCGGAAGCATCGCTGGTTGGATCAACAATAAGGGTTATAGGCTTATACGAATCGGTGCGCGCTGCGTTCCTGCCCACCGGATTGCTTGGGCCATGACGTTTGGTGAATACCCATCGAAGCAGATAGATCATATCGACGGCGACAGGTCGAACAACAGACTTTCCAATCTTCGTCTCGCAACGCTGATGGAGAACTGCCGGAACAGGAAGCTCGGGAAGCGTAACAAATTGGGGTTTAAGGGCATATATAGAATGAAGGGCAGTGATGTTTTTGTTGCCCATATACGCATCGGCGGCAGCAAGATGATTAGCCTCGGAAGCTACGACACGCCAGAAGAGGCCGCCCACGCCTATAACAAAGCTGCTGTATTACACCACGGCGAATTCGCGACCCTAAATCCTGTAGGCGGCGTCTTCGAAGATTCGCGCCGTTCTCACGCTCGGAGAGGCAAGCATGCTGACTGACGAACAAATTCTCGAAATCGCCGAAAAGCACCATGCTTCACATCCTGGCGTTGACGAATGGTGGGAGTTTCGCGACCGCGACGACGTTGTTGCGTTCGGGCGTGCCATCCTCGCCAGCGCGGGGCAGGCGGAGCCGCAGAAGCCCATCGCTACCTTGCACGATGACGGCCATTGGACGTGGAAGCCTGGAATGAGGATGCATGAATGCAACCAGGCGGGTTGGTGGATGGATGTCTACGCCGCCCCGACGCCCGCAGCAGCGCAGACCGTTCGTGTCTGCGCGATCAGCGATATTGAATGCTCGCGCGGTTGCGGCGTCGGCGATTGCAAGCGCGAGCGGGAGGCTCGTTACCCTGTCGAGCGCATCGACCGCGCGGGAGGGGAATCGTGAAGTGCGAAACTTGCGGCTATGGCCCAATGAACGGCGTTTCGCTCTACCGCATTAACCCAAAGGGAGAAATCGGACGTTGGCGCTGCATGGCTCACAAGCCTGATAACGGCGACACGGAAATACTAACTATTGTGGCCGATCTGGAACGTCAGTTCGGCGCAACGACGAGCGATGCAGCGAAGGGGAACGGCGGCCATGACTGACGATGAGATCCTAAACCAATGGGCCACGACGTTCGGATACCCCGATGAACGCATTCGGGTGCTTACGCTCGCCAGATCTATCGAACGCTCCGCACGCGAGGCCGCAATCGATGAATGCATGAAAGTGTGCCGCAAACGAGCGCAGCGCGCGGGAACGCTCGGTCGTCAGTTCGAGGCGATCGATTGCGCTGAGGATATCCGCGCACTTCGGGAGGAGAAACCGTGAAATTGTTCTGCTGGCATAAGTGGCGCTGGGGTCCAGTCCAGGTCAAAGGCATCAAAGACTTCTATCAACCCGGCTGGTGTGCAAAGTGCGGAAAGGCGACGATCAAATGGCTATGACCAACCCCCAAGACCTGTGCGAGCGGCTATCCCACGTGGAGGGTATGCGCCGGATCGGACCTCTTATAGCCCAGGCTAGAGCTACGATCGAAGCGCAGGCCGAGCACATCCAAAAGCAAGCGCTCGAATACATCAGCCTCTTCGATCAGTGCTCGGAGGCGCAAGATCGCGTGAAGGAGTTGGAGGCCAAATGCGCCCTTCTGGCCCAGTCGCTAGAACAGGAGAAGACGCGCAGCGCCGCTCTTGAAGCAGGCCTGACCGATGGCGTGACCGACGACATGGCGGTTCTGCAAAGCCGCATCGAAGAACTGGAGGCGCAGCTACGGGAGCGGGGAGAGCCGGTGGCGTGGGAGACGGAGCAGAAAGGTTTCACAAAAAACGCAGCCGTCGCCAAGTGGTGGAGAGATGCCGGGTTATCGGTCATCGAGTACTACGCCCACCCGCCAGCCGCAGCGGCGAGCGAGGATAAACGCGACGCGGAGCGGTACCGCTATTTGCGAAACATCAAGCGCCAGGAGTGCCTAGAGATGGATGGGCCTGAAGCCGGCGTTTGGATTGATTCCGAGGATGAGAACGGCACGCTGCAATTGCTTACAGAGGCTGATGCTGATGCCGCTATCGACGCCGCCATCGCAGCGCAGAAGGAGAGGGGGGAATGACCGAAGAACTCAAGATCGCCATCCGAGCAGTGCAGATCTACGCTGAACGGCATCCAAGGCCGCCGCACGTGAACATGATCCAGGCAGCCGAAATGCTCGGCATCAGCCGGCACACGGTCAGCAAAATGGTGCACACTGGCAAGCTAAGGCTGAACGGCTGTGGGCTTATTCCGATCAGCCAAGTGGATGCGCTGCTCGAAGCTTACGACGCATAAAGAGTCGCCTTTCTCTTCCGGGAGGGCGCTCCATAGACGAGGTTGTCTTCCGGGAAGATGGCGCGTATGTAGGTGGACTCAAGACGGTCCAGGTCTTTGGGATCGCACAAACTTATAGTGAATGCGTCAAATTTGAAGCCATTCTTAATGTGCTCCGACAGGCGACGAAAAACATTTACGGATTGACCTACATATACAACTCGGCCGGCACGAACCAGGAAATAGATGCCAGACAGTCTGCTTGTTGGAATTGCGCCTTTCACTATCTCATCATGTGTTAGAGGAGCTTCCATCCGGGCCTTCAATATTGACCTTGGGAATTTAAGAATGCCGGAAGTAACCCTTGATATATGCGCGACCTTTTGGCGGAGATTATTTTCCGTCTCTGCGGCCCACGCATGCGCCTCTTGTTCGGTGGCGAATACTTTGGATGATCTAGAGCCCCTGACATACACTTGCGCCCGGAACTTGTTCCCATGCTTCTCGATGCTCGCCATGCGAACCTCTTCTTGTATGTGGAGTACACATTTTCTACGCATTTGCCACGAAAGGCAAGCCAGATACGGCGAGGTTCGAGTCCGGTCCCGGGCACCACTAGCACCAAACAAGCCTGCACATCAAAAGTACAACCTCGTAGAAACAAGGGAATCCGGCTATGACGCTGGGTTTATGTACAGCACAAATAGACACCACCTGCATACCTTTGTAGACTCCGCTACACAATTCCTACACACGGGTCTACGCAATGGCGTCTTTCACGCAGCAAAAGACGGGCTGGCGAGCCCACGTCTATGTCTCAGGGCAGAGGGATACGAGAGTTTTCCGCACGCAGCGGGAGGCAAAAGCCTGGGCCGCAGCACGCGAACTCGAGCTCAGGGCGCAGAAGGACAAGAAGCCGGCCGAACGGCACACGGTGGCCGAGATGCTGCGGCGTTACGGCGAAGAGGTATCGATCACCAAGCGCGGCGCGCGGGCTGAACAGTTGCGCCTGGCGGCCTTTGTCCGAGATTTCCCAACGCTGGCCGAGCTAACGCTAGCCGAATTCAAGACGCCGCACCTGGCGCAGTGGCGCGACGCCAGGCTGAAGACGGTGTCTCCAGCGGCCGTCAATCGCGATATCAATCTGATCCGAAATGTGTTCAAACTTGCCCGCGATGAATGGCACTGGATGGAGCACAACCCATTCGAAGGGTTTCGCCTGCCCCCCGAGGCCGCGCCGCGCACGCGCCGCATCTCATGGCGCGAGGTTAAGACGATCGTGCGCTGGCTCGGACACCGCCCGGGCGTGGCGCCGGTGAGCAAGTCGCAGGAAGTCGCCCTCGCCTTTCTGGTGGCGCTGCGCTCGGCCATGCGAGTGAGCGAGATACTCTCGCTGGGCCGCGGCACGCTCGACATGAAAAAGCGGGTGGCAACGGTGAGCCACAAGATGGAATACCTGACCGGCAAGCCGCGCCAGGTGCCGCTCACTCGCCAGGCGATTCGCTTGCTGCGGCCGGTGGCCGAGCGCGAGCGGTGCTTTACCGTCACCGCCGACTCGCTGGACGCACTCTTTCGCAAGGCGAAAAAGGCCCTCGGCATCGACGATTTGCATTTTCACGACTCGCGCGCCGAGGCGCTTACCCGACTGTCGCGCCGGGTTGACGTGATGACGCTCGCCAAGATCAGCGGGCATAAAGACTTGCGGATACTGCAAGAGGTGTACTATCGCGAGTCGCCGGAAGATATTGCGGCTCGACTGTAAAGGAGATGTAAATGACACGCTACATCATCGAATTCGAGACAGGCGACTCTCTCACGACCGAGGACAAGGCGCTGGCCGATCTACACCGCGAGAAAGGGCGGCTCGTGATGGAGATCGACTCAGATCATTTGCCGTCAGGAATCACCGCATCATCTCCAATCGTCGACGCGAGAGCGTTGTCGCAATGACCGGGGTTTATCCAGTTCAGGGCGCGGCACAATACGCAGCCCCAGCGGCGCCCGGCGTTCCTGGCCTTGGCCGCTCGCTCGCTGATGGTTTCGTTTGGCGAACCGCCGACGAGCGTGTTGGCCGCCTCGTCGAGCAGGATGGCGAGGTTTAGGAGATAGCGGCCGATCTTGCTCATTGCTGCCCCCCCGGAGGTGTCGATTTGGCCAGCAACTCGTTCGTCTGCTCCGTGTCTCGGGTCGAGCCGAAGTAGAAGGCGAGCACGGCCTTGGCCTCGCTGAAGAGGTAGCCGATAACGGTCCCCACCATCGTCGCCTCTGTGGTGTTCGCATATTCGACCTTGCCGGCGAGGATCGCCGCGGCGGCGCCGAGGCTTCCGAGAATGATTGCCATGCCGAAGATCGGCGGCATCAGAGAGCGCGTCGAAACCTGCATATTGCGCGCGCTGCTGCGATCTTGAACGGCGAGGCTCGCGAGCGTCTCTGTATCCTTGAACCCGGCTTCGACCATGCGGGCCTGGAAATCCTGATCTGCTTTGCGCATGGCAGCCAACTGCTCGGGCGTCGCGCCGCTGATTGCCGCGGCGATAGCGTTCTGCCGGTCGTCCGTCGAAGCGTCCGGTTTGGGCGTCAGACCGAAGACCGATTCGAGCGCAGCCACGCCTCCGCCGGCCAGCGGGCCGCCGAGCACCGTCGCAATCGTCGGCGCGAGCTTCTCTACCACGCTCAATGCATCGTTCCATCCACTCATGGCTAGTTCCCCAACAGAAAAAGCGCGCGCTCGGCGTCGCGGCGTTTGACAAGACCGGGCAATGTCATGCCGCCCGCTTTTACCCACTTCCTGAACTCATCGGCCGCGCCCGCCGCGTCACCGCCATTCAGCAGCCGCAGGAGAGTCGAATTCTGCAGCGCGACGGGACCGAGGTTGTACGCAAAGTCTGCAAGCGCCCCTTTTTGCTCATCCGTGATAGGCACCTTCACGAGCCGATCCACGCTTTCGCCAAACCCGGTCATGCGCTGCCCAAGCTCTGCGTCTGCCTGAGCCTGCGTCCAGACGGTGTCGCGCGTGATATCCGGGCCCGTGCACCCGTATCCGATCGTTGGCAAGTCCCACCCGCGCGCCGGGTCGGGATAAGCCTTCAACTCGCACCCCTCGAATTGCTTGGCGAGATCCATCGCCATCTCAAGCCATCCCATCTTTCTCTCCGGTGAGTGCTTTCAGGATCCGCTCGTCGCCCTCTTTGAGCGCCTGCAGCAGCGCGCGGTGATCGAGCAGCATGTCGCGCTGTGCCTCGGCGATGAGCAGCACGCCGCGGAGCGTCTTGTTCTGGGCACCCGCGATCTCTCTAACCTCCCGCAGCGTCTCTAGTACGGTGCTCAGCATTTCAGCGCTAGTGCGCGCGCCATCCTCGGCGACCATCATCAGAACCGCGCCGGCCGTTGATGCCTCGATTGAGAGGAAAAGGTTCGTCAGGCCTAGATCGCCGTCATATCCGAAGCCGAAATGCGCGGTCAGTGAGCCCGCGATATATACGCACAACAGCACGAGGAAATTGCGCGGATTGCGGACGGTCAGATAGACGCGCAAGGCCTTTTCGGCTAATCCTGAATCAGCCATGACGACCAGCCTTCAGATAGAGGGCAATGCCTTGCGCGATTTCGACCACAAAGAGCACCACGACAGCCCAGTTCATTCGCCGCTGATGGCGATGCTCGGCCGCGGCCCGCTCTTCCTTGTCATCGCTCTCGACCTGCTTGAGCCGATCCTGATAGTGCGCCAACTTCTCGTCGATCAGGTCGTCCCGGTCCAGCCGTTCGCGCAAGTCGCCGCGTAATCCAGCGATGTCCTCTTTGGTTGCCAGGGAGTTCACGAGCACGCCGATGATGTCGTCGTGCTGAGCCACTTTCTCGTCGAGCTTCAAAATTGCGATCGACGCCGCATCCTTGCGGGTTTTGAGTTCGGCGATGGCCATCTCGTAATCCATATTTACCCCGTATTAGTGCCTGCGGCGCGCCGTAATCGTTCCGGTTACCGAAACGGACCCAGGCGAATAATTGGCCTGTGCCACGAGATACACGGTCGTATTGGTGGTTACGTTGATAACTTGTGTCGGAACAGCGCCGGCGAACCCGCCATTAGCCGACGTGCTCCATCCAATGCCAGCGTATGTTCCGGCTCCAGAGAAGGTCGCAGAGGTGGTGCTGATGCCGCACGATTGAACGGTGCTCACCGCGCTGCTTGCGCCGGTGAATGCGAACCCGGCGAACACATCCCAATCGCCAGCCGTCAGAATGATGCTCGTCACGTTGGTTGGGGTGCCGCTCGTTAGCGCTACGTTCGTGCCGGTCGCAGTGATCGGCTGACCGACCTGGCCAGCGCCGGCGACAGCACCATTCGTAACGCCGTTGATAGTCGGCGTATTGATAATCGGAGAGGACGTGACGAATGCGGTTGTAGCGAGCTGCGTCGTGTTTGTACCGGCGCTTGCGGTCGGAGCAGTCGGGGTGCCACTGAATGCCGGCGATGTTAGCAGTGCGTAGGATGCCGCTGCCGTGCCGCCTAAACTAGCGGCGTTAATCGATGTGTTACATCCGATGCCGGTACCGGACGTATAGTTCAGCGCGCTAGAGCTGGTCGAGCAGCTAGGCATCGAGAATGCGGTTGGAGACGCACTTGAGCCGGTCACATTGGCGAGAACAGTATTCGCAGCGATCGCAGCGATACCATTGACACCAATGCCACCCCATGCCGGAGCAGAGCTAGCGCCTGTCGATACAATCGCCTGCCCGCTGCTCGATCCAGTCGGATTGATCAGTTGGACTGGAATAGTCGTTGCACTAAACGCGGCCGAAGCGAAAAGCGCTAGCATCGCGCAAAGAATCTTTTTCATCGTCTGGTTTACCCCTGTGGCAAGCGCGTTAATTCGAAATGACGTTCCACTGCACGCCATTCCAATAGAAGGTCTTCGTAAAGAAGTTGGTCGAGTAGGTCGGATTCGTCACGCCGTCTACGGTGCCTAGGACCTGCACGTTGTATGTCGCTGCCGTGCCGGCAGCGTCCTTGAGCGTAATCTTTCGCCCAGGTGGCGGATTGAGCGGAAGTCCGAACGACCAAGCACCGGTCTGTATAGCGCGCGCACAGACGACCTGGTCAGATGATGTGGCCTGATAGTTACCGGCTGTCGTCAATTGAGTCGGGATGGAGTCTTGAAGGCCGATCTGATTCACAGAAAGGCCGATGCCAACCATCATGTTGTCGCGGATAACGTTCTGGCCGGCGCTCGACGACGTATTGGAGACGCCCTGGTAAGTGAATCCACCGGGCAAGCCGCTGTTAACCTGGCCACCGATTGTATTGCTATGGACGAGAATGTCCTGCGCCGTGCCGAATAGACCGACGCCTGCGCAGAACGTTGGATCGTTGCCGGGCGACGTATTGATCGCGTTATATGCGGTTATCGTATTGCCTACGACGGTTCCTGTCGTAGCCGCATATAGCGCGATCGGGCAGCCAACATGAGCCAAGAAGGTATTGCCGGTAATCGAGAAATTGTTGAGGACCGAGTTACCGGGTGCTCCTCCGTTGAACGCGACGATCGCATTGATCCCCTGCAATTCGCCATTGAACACGTTGTCGGCAATCGTCACGCCATTGACAAAATAGCTGGCGCCCTGCGAGTTGAAATAGATGCTCGATCCATTCGACACGCTCGGGCCGTCATCAAAGAAATTGCCGATGATGCGCCAATCAAGGTTGGTGCTTGCCGCGTTGAAGTTCGAATAGAGGCCGGCCGTGTACTGAGCGCCGATAAAGTTGCCCTCGACAAGTAAGTCCTCGCAGCCAGCGATGAGGATGCCGAATTGCGGTCCGATATTCTGGTTGCGCGAGACTGTCTGCGATCCATCGCTCGCCGTATAGGTGATATTGCGCGCAGCAGACTTGGCGCCATTGATGTAGTTACCCTCGATCTTGATGATTTCGCAGTTAGCTACCTGGTTGTTGAGCCAGATGCATGCGACGCCTTCCTGACAACCGGCGTTTGCGGGATCCCATACTCCTTGAAACCAGTTATTGCGGATCGTCGTCAGGCTCGAACCATCGAGTTCGAGACCATATGGAAGGCGCCAGAAGAAGCAGTTTTCGATAAGTGCCTGCTGCGCGCCTGGCATATACAGGTGCGCGCCGCTTGTTGCCAGGTTCGGCAAACTCGCTTCGCCTTGCACATACCATTGCGAGTGGTTGAACCATAGGCCGCGTACCTGTGCCGCGCCGGCAGAACTCCATGAAAGCGTGTTTCCGTAGTTTCCGTTTCGCTGGATGACTGTCTGATTGGCTCCGGAGCCATAGATCACCTGGCTATTCAGGCAAGTGATCGTTGAGGAAACAAGATAGGTTCCAGGTGGGAAGTAGATCGCGCCGCCCACGCCAGCACCATTAATCGCTGCCTGGATCGCAGTGGTGTCGTCTGTGACGCCGTTGCCGGTCGCGCCATAATCCTTCACATCGACAAAGTCGTGGATGCGGTTATAGAGCTTCGTACCGGTGGCCACGCTCGCATCCGTGACGGTGCCACTGCTGGGCGTTCCTATGGCAATCGTGGTGCCGATCTTGACGTTGACTTCCTGCGTACCAACTGGGATCGGGCTATTGAAGGTCAGCGTCGTGCCGTTGACGGAGAACTGATCATCCGCTTGGAATGCCGCATCGAAGAAGACCCACATGTTCGAGACCGAACCGGGAGCGGTCGGAAGCGTAAGGCTGGTGGTCGTACCGGGCGTAAAATCAGTGCCAGCCGCATATTTCTTGTCGGTAATGTTGCCCGTAAGCGCGGCTTGCGGGTCTTGCGTTACCTGATCCCAGATCAGGTTGCCATTTACATCGAACACCTGTTGGCGGTACGCTCCGGTGCCCCATGCGACACATTCACCGTTCGCATCAAGGATGATGGGATTGGTGTTCAGGATCGTCTGAGCCTGGTCCTGATACGTCGCCTTGAACGTCGTGGTGTTCGGGATATAGTAATAGACGCTGCCGCCGGAGAGCGGCACGCCATTCGGCCCGAAAAACTGTTGCTTGGCGTTCGGAAGAAGGTTCGCCATTGTCGCCCCGAAGCAGAAACATTTCGCCGAGCATTGCTCGGTTGTCTCTGCCCTCGGGAGACTGCTTAACGGGCTATTACCGGCGATGGGCTCGCCTGGGCCGGTCGCACATTACTACATCACTGCGGAGAAGCACATGACTACTGTCGCCAACGCCTTCCAATGGCTGATACAGAATCACGGAGCATGGTTTGGGTGGTTCTGTATCGTAGCCGTCTATACGTTTTGTCGAGAGTTCTGGAAAGCGTTCAAGGAAAACTCAGGGCTGTGGCCCACTCCTCCCATTGTTCAAGAGCCCGACACCACCGCCGATGAGGGCTGGAGTCAGGAGATTCTGAATTCCCGGTCGGGCCGCGAGTGGGAGCGCAGCACCGGCTGTACGATTGAGAGCCGGCGCGGCTAACTGAGGGTTGAGCAGCATCCGCGTCAGATTGTCCTGGATAGCTTCGTTCCTCGCATCCGCGAGCGCACTCAAAATCGACCCGATACGCCCTCCGGCCGCGGTGCCGATTGCCGCCCCAGCAGGTCCGCCAACGCCATATCCGAGCAGTCCCCCTACCCCGGCCCCAACCGATCCCCGGGGCAACTGAGCCGTGAGCGCGCCAAGTTTTCCCGGAAGCACCGATTGCAACATGTTCTGCGTGGCGAGTTGATTCTGATTCGTTGCCGATCCTGCTCTGGTCTTGCCCAGTTCGGTATTGGTCGATCGAAGCAAGTCATCTCGAATCGATTGAAGCGCCGACACCTGATCATCGGTGACCGACTTCGCGAGATTGATGCCCGGCTTTTGCTGTTGCTTCTGGATCTGGCTGAGCGCGTTCTGGACTTTGGCCAGCGTAACATTCCCCTGCGCATCGGTCAGATTCAACCCTTGCAAGAATTGCATGGCATCGATCGGGCCTGACTGCTGCGCGAACTGGGCGCGTGCATTGGCATATCCATCGATGTTGCTATCCATGATCTGGAGCAACTGGTCCTTGACGCCCAGGATATTGCGGGCCTTCCCCGCCTCTCCCGCTCGCATCGCTGAATCGATCTGATCGTCGAGCGATTGCTTGATGTATTGGAGGCCACGACCTGAAACATACGTTTCCGGCGCACCCATCGCGCCGCCCATATTGGCATTGGCGCGGTTCTGCACCATCGTTTCAATGGAGTTGACACCTTGATTCTTTGCCATCTCCTGAGCCGAAGCGAACGCCTTTTGAAATGCGGGCGTTTGCTTGAGCGCCGAATACGCCGTGTCCGACGTGGGAATGCCAACGTTTGTCGACAGGAAGTTATCCGCTGCGTCGTTAGCGCGCGCGAGTCGCGCGGCGGCCAAATCCTCGGGCGTGCCAGTTACCGAACCAAGAGCATTCAGACGCGCCGCAGCATTTTGCTGCTCAGCCGCCACGAAGGGAGACGGGTTGATATCTCGCATCTGGCGTTGCAGCGTGGCAATGCCGGGGTTCGCCGTCGCTTCCGCGAGCGTCTGCGTCGTGCCGGGGACAAACTGGGTTGCATCGATAGCCGTTGGGCCTCCGCGTGCCGCTCTTGCGAGGATGTTTTCGGCAATCCGTTGCTGTCCTGCCTGCGTGAATGGGCTGATAGCTGACGAAGCCGCATTTCCAATATACCGACCCAGAGCGCCAATGCCAGATACAGCTACAGGAGCCGCTGCGCCGAGCGCTAGATTCCTAGGTAGCCGATCAAGCTGTTCTTGCCAATAATTCTGATCATTTTGCACCGGAGCGAGCGTCCCCATTGCGGCAGACTGTAGGGCGCCCAACCCCATTGCACCGCGCAAGGTCGAGACTGCAGGGCCGACGGCGGCGAGAGGCAAAGTGACAACTGCTTGCCCTGCGAAGTTACCCCCTCCGGTCGCAATCGGATGAGCTGCTTGATATGGGGCAACCTGATGAGCGCCAGCCTGCAAACCTTGATTTGCGTTGCTAGTCAGTAAATCACCGAGCGACCGAACTGCATTTAATACGCCTTGCGCGCGAGGCAACACCTGATTCCCGGCCGCGTCTGTCTGCTGCTGACCGGCCGATGAGAGCAAATGCCCGACTAAATTTTGCGCCCCGAGACCAATTTCCTGCGCGCCCCTGCCCATCCCTGCCAGGAACGACATGACGCCGCTCGGCTGCTCGGCAGGCGTTTGCGGTTGCTGAGGCGTGGCCGGCGAGCTTGCGTTTGTTTGAGCTGCAGGAGCCTTCGTAAACGCCGCCAATATCTGATCGTCGCTCGGCCCTTGCTGAGGCGCCTGCGCGGGCGCTGCTCCCTTCGTGAAGGCGGACAGAATCGCGTCGTCGCTCAGGTTCCCCTGAGTCTGCCCACCAGGGATGCCAGGAAGAAGCGTTTGAGCTTGCGGCTGTGCCATTTGAGGGAGCCTCGAAAGAACCTTTTGCGGATAAGCCTGAGTGAGAGGCCCCCAGTTCGCTTGATCGGTGCCACCGTGATACGCCCTAAGCGCGTCCTGCACGTTTCCGTATCGAGTCAGGTTTTCATTCAACAGTCGAGCAACGGCAGGAATCGCCTGCGCCGGATCGGTGGGATCGGTGACGCCGAGCGCTTTCGCGGTAGCCGGCATCAGTTGCCCTAGGCCGACCGCACCGACGGGTGACACGGCTTTCGGATTGCCGCTCGATTCCGTCTGGATGACGGCCGAGATCAATGCCGGGTCGATGTTGTACGTCTTTCCGGCGTCGGCAATCAGAGCGCTATAGTCCGCCATCACTGCCCCGGCATTTGAATGATCCCCGCGCGCACGAGCTTGCCGAGATCAGACTTGAACTGATTAAGTGTGCCTGCTTTCTGCTCACGGGCGATGAATGCTTGCTGTTGCGTCGGGTTCATTTCGGCGAATGCGAACGCCTCCGGCGAGACAGCATTGTTCCATTGGGATGACCACTTGTTGAACTGATCTGTGGACAGGCCTGAATTCTGGAATGCAAGATTCTTCGCCGCCTTCATGTTAAGAGCAGAAATCGTCTTGACCATGATGTCATCATTCGCCAAATTCGAAATACTCGGGTTGGCATTTCCCGTGATGGCGGCGTTAAGACGAGCATCCGTTCCGGTGCCGACCTGTCCAGAAACGCTTGATGCGTAGTTCGTCATCAGCTTTTTGAACTCGTCATAAGATGCGATCTTGCTTGGATCGGTCACTCCCATGCTTTTGAGCGCGTCGCCTATTACCGGTGAGGAATTCAAAGCGGATGCAAGCGTGTTTCGCCAATCAGTTCCGGGGCCAGTGGTAATTTTCGACAAGGCATCGCGAGCCGTGCGCAGATTGCTGACCTGTAACGGAATGCTCTCCGCGTCGTTTGAAAGTGCCTGTGCGGCTGTATTCGACGATGCACCAAGAGAAGTGGCGGCCGCTTGCTGAGCAGGCGAAAGACCGGTCGGAACGAAGCCGGCCGGCGTTCCGTCTGCACCGGTGCCGCCCTGCTGACTGTAGCGCCCCGTATAGCCGCCTTGCGCGCCCGGGACCGTCGATCCAAGTGGGATCGTCCCAGGCACACCGCCCGGGCCAACCGCAGAGATGCGCTGCGCCGCCTCTCCTGGCGTCAACGAATTCGCCAGCGCCCCGCTAACCGTAAGCCGCCCGGTGAGCGGATCGACGTTCAGCACGTCAGTTTCGCCGCCGCGGTTGATAGTCAATTGCTTCGGCATTAGCGCCTGAATCTTCGCTTCACCCGACAGTGAGTTGATCAGGTGATTCTGTATCCATTGCGCCTGTGCACCCGGGTCGGACGGGATAGAGCGCATCTCGTTGACGCCCTGATCGATCGGCAGGATGCCGGAAGACACGGCTTGCGATATCTGCGCCGCGATCTTGCTCGACATGTCAGTCTTGCCGAGGTCGGGGTCTACCGCCAGGGAGCCGATCATGCCTCGGATGCCCTGTTGCTGCTTGAGCGCCATGTCGAGCTTGCTGGTGTCGTACTGCTGCTGCAAGTTGCGCTGCTGCAAGACCTGATTCATGAACTGAGGCAGGTACGCGCCCGCGCCGCTTTGCCCCGCCAACGACTGGAACTTGTTGAAGTCCACCTGCCCGGTCTGCGGGTCGATCGATTGCGAGTAAGCCTGAGAGATCGCCTGATTGGCCCCCAACTGCATTTGATTTTGCTTGAGCGCGAGCAGCCCCTGAGCAGCTTGAATGGGTGCCTGCACGCTCTGCAACGGAGACTGCATAGGCTGGATTTGCAACGGGATTGTTGGATCGAGCGGCATCTTTTACCCCGTATATCCGGAAATCAAGTCTTGAGGAGTGCTGGTTCCTAGCGCGCTGGAGTTCCCGTAAATCGAGGCTGGCTGCTGATTCATCAATCCATACAGCAGTCCGCCTTGCGCGGCCGCCCCTAAGCCGCCTGCAATGGCATTGGCCGATCCGATCGTTCCAGCCGCGCGCGCATTGGCGCCCGACGTAAGCAGATTGCCAACGTTCGATGCCGTCTGAAGCCCCGCATTGCCCACGCCTGCGGCCGCGTTCTCACCTACACCCACAAGCCCAGCCAGCCGGTTGTATTGATCCGAGCCGACGTTGTAGTTGGTCAGGAAGTTTTGCAACGCGTTCTGATACTGCTGCTGGTACGTCTGGCTAGCGAGCCCGGTCGTATAGTCGGCGATGCCGCGCGTTTGCGCTCCGGACAGATTCAGTCCCTTCGCCGCCATCTGATTGTTGAGCGTATTCAAGCCTTGATTCAGCGTGAACTGATAGCCTGGCGTCTGCTCAAGCTGCTGCATCGTTGGATTGAAGTTGAACTGCATCCCGCCGAGCTTTCCGAGTTGCGCCTGCATGCCGGGAATATTGCTCGTCCCCAACTGCATGTAAGGCTGCAAGTTCTGCTGCATCTGCTGGAACTGTTTCCATTGGAGTGCCGAGGCATTGTTCGCTGCATCGGCTTGCGTTTGCGCCGCATCGCTGGCTGCAGACGATTGCATCGCCGATCCCGCGATCCCTGCGACTGCCGTACCGACGCCTACTGCTGCTGCGACCATCGCTCACCCCTAATCAAAGCCATTTTTCGTACGTCGTCTCGACCGGCTCAAAGTCGAGGTAACGGAAGAGCGCCGACGCGTCGTGCTGAACCTTGCTGCCGACTGCCCAACGCTTCACGCCGCGGCGGCGCAACTCAGCCTCGACGAACTTGAACATGCGAATGCCGGTGCGCCCGGTGCGTAGGTCGGATCGCACAAAGAAAATGTCGGGTGTGCAGGTCAGACATGAGGCGTAATGCAGTCCTGGCGCGATGAAACAAACGAAGTACGCCGCGATCTCGCCGGCCTCCCGACCGATGACCATCATCAAAGAGCCATCCGCTTCTCGCGCGCGATATACCGCTTCCTGAGGCTCAAGCGGAACGCCGTGATCCTTGTGCGTCGAAATCTCGGCGTAGTGCTCATGCAGGAGCGGCAGAAGTTCGGCGTAGACCTCGCTGAATTGCTCGATGGCGAATGTGATCATGCGAACCTCAGATCCATGACGAGGTGGATGCGGTCGTTTGCGCTGTTGTTCGTGACCTCGTGCTCGACTGCATTCTGAAACCACCAAATCTCACCCGGTCGCATCCATAGCGACTCGTCACCGCACCTAAACACGTTGCCGGGTTCCGACTGAATCACGAGGTGATATCGGTCCCAATACTGCGCATGCCATGGGCTGTCGGCATGCGGAAAGATGCGACCGCCAGGCTTGATACGGTTGATCATGCACCGACCAAGGCGCGTCGCTCCCAAGGCCGATACGACACCCATGATGTGCGCGCGAGCCTCCGGCAACTCGTTGATCTCCGGTCGCCAAGGGCATTCATGCAGATCATGGCCGGCGAGCTTGTTCTGGATGTAGCGGTCGTATTGGCGCTGGGTCTTGACCTTGACCTTGTCCTGAAAGCGCAAATAGATCGTGTCCGTCTCGCCGAACGGCCCCTGCTTGAACCCACGCAAAAAATCGTCCGCCTTCCATAGATCGGGCTTTCGGTAGAGCGCGTTCAGCAAGGGCGCAACGTTCATGCCCTCGGCGATGCGGAGGAAATTACGCATTAGGCCATCCCGCCGATGATGTATTGCTCGCTCGTCGGCGTGATCGCGCCGGCCGTGGTGTTCACGTACTGAATTGCGAGCGTATTGGCTGCCGAGACGCGGACATTTCCGATCGAGAGGCCGGCCTGATGTGATGCCTTGTTGATATCGATCGAGTCGCCTACCGCCAAACCGGGGACCGAGAACGTCTGCTCGGCCGTCGTGTTCGCGGCCACCGAAGCAGGCGTGAGCGTCTGCTTGATGACGTACATGCGCGTGATAGTCGTAGAGCCTGCACCCTGAAGAGTGAGCGACGCCGGTTTTTCAACGTCCGATGCGACGCCAAGATAGTTCGCCATGATTTAGCTTCCCGAGGTTTCGTAAACACCGCCTTGTGCATTCACAACAGATGCCGTCCCTGCCAAGGCTTGCAGGGTTGCTCCTGGGGCCAAGTTCAGGCCAATTAGTTGAGGCGGAACATAGGACTGCCCCGCCGAAAGCGTGAAAGAAGGAACCACAATGTTCGAAGTGCCCGCGGTGCCTCCGCTTGGCACGTTGTAGACCGTGAATGCCACCGGACTTCCCGAGGTATTCGAGAACGACAGATTTGCAACAGTCGAAGTCGTGGCCGTGGGCGCCGTATAAAGCACGCCGGCAGATGCGCCGAGTTGAGTGGATGCAATCGCTACAGGAACTCGTTTCATTTCAATCCCTTCACATAGACCTTATTCGTCCCGACCGGAATGGCGCTCGTAAAGGTCAGCGTCGTGCCACTCAGCGAATACTGGTCATCTCCCTGGAAAGCGGCATCAAAAAACACCCACAATCGAGCCGCGGAGGTGAACGAGGTATTGAGCGTTAATGCCGTCGTCGTGCCGGCCGTGAAGTCAGTTCCGCTCGAAAACGTCTGATCCGCGATATCTGGAGCGGCAGTCGGAAACACCATATCCGCCATCGATGGCGGATCCGTCGGGCGCGACACTACTACGTCTGGAAGCGGCTGAGCATCCGAAATCGCGGGCGCAAATGTCGTTTCGAATGCGCTAATTCCATCCTTCTGCACTTGTGGCGGTGAAAACGTCTGATCGAGGCTAATCACATCGGCCAATGTGAGAGTCCCGCTCGGCGGAGCTGCCCCGCCAGTCCTGCGCCATAGCTGCATTAAGAAGATGAACCACGACTCGGTAATTTGGCCCGTACGAACATCGACAAATGCCTCATTGACGAGCGGCATGTCGGCCTTGAGATTGCTCATTGGTTATTCGCCTGGGCTTCTACCCAGGCGCCCAAGAGAGCAGTTTTCACTGGTGCGGACCACGAAATCTCGAATACACGGTCCCGAGCCATGCCGAGGCGGCGCCACTGGACCGACTTGATGTACTCCCCCTCCTTGCCTAGCGAGCGCTGCACCGGATTGCCCCAGCTCACGCCGCGGGTGTCGCTCCAGCGCAGGAACACCAGCACATCGACGTTCGTTCCAACGCCGTTGCCGACTTCCATATTCGCGATGAATTCCTTGTAGTGGATTCGATCGGACGCGTCATCGACACCGTGCGGGAAAGAGCGAATCCGAGCAATCGGGTTGCCGTTATCCGTGTAGTTGTTCACATCCCACAGATAAAGCTGCCCCGTCTGCCAGTCGCCGACGATCGGCGATCCGTAGGCTGACGCATAGCAATTCGCCCGATGGCGATGCAGCACACCGTTCGAATCGATCCAGGCGAGCTGATTCCACTGCTGCGTGGAGAGGTCGTATTGCCAGGTCACGTCGCTAACCGGGAACGTCAGGACATAGAAGAAGTGGCCTTGTATCTGATACGTAAAGCCAACAGCCTGGTTCATGTCCGCATATCCCGACATGGCATCGTCGAGCGCGAACGTCGAAATTTGCATCGCGTTGAACTGCTCGGTACGGCAGACGATCGCGTTGCCCTGCGGAGATTGCGCGAGCCAGTAAATCGAGCCATCCATCTGTGCGATGGAGGCGGCCGATGTGCAGCCGTACTGCATGAACACGCCTGGCAGCCGGTCGTAGGGGAATGGCGTATCGCCCGCATCGAACCAAACTTCACTCGTTTCTGCGCCGAACAGGTACACATAGCGCTTCGTTACATCGAGGCCGATCAACTTGTCGGAGAATCCCGACTTAGACGCAAAGAGCGTGGCGTCGAACGTGATCTGATTGCCTTGCGAGATATACCACTGCTGCGTGTTCGGTATGTTCAGGATCAGAAAGCCGTCGGAGAAGCGCGCCATCGTCCCGCCAGTAAATCCCGTCGTCACCAGCGCCGCGAATGTGTTCGTGCCGTCGAGCTTGACCGTCCATCCGCTGCTCGATCCATCCACGATCAGCAGATAGTTCGCGTTGTCCACCATCGAGACCTGTCCCGACGATGACGAGATATCGCCGAGCTTTGTCAGCGCCCACGCGTTCGAAATGGCATAGACCGATGAGCCGCAGACGCCGTACAGCGTGCCGTTAGAGGCGAAATACAGCCCGCGCCAGCCGTTACCGGTCGTCGGCGTGGCCGTCGCGAGTAGCGTCAGGCCGGGGGTGGGATAGCACGTGAACGGGAACGGAGAATCCTGCGGGTTCCGCTCCATGTATAGGTTGACGCAGCGCTGCGCCTCTGCAACGAGCGACTTTGCCTGATACGCGCCGGTGACGAGCGGCACCTTCAAGGCGTCGTCCCCACCATGTAATCGCCATAGATGTTGTACCAGCCGACGGACGGGCTCTTGAGAGCCGCAGGCATCGCCAACTGCGGGATTTGTGCGTTCGCTTCTTCGATGATGCGCAGCGTCGCCTCTGCCTTCTTGATGACCTGCTCGTTGGGGGGCAGGCCATAGAACGCATAGAGCTCCGGCACGAGGTTCCACATCAGCGCCGATTCATACTCAGGCGGCAGTGCGATCGTGTCATTGACCGTCTGGAACTGCTGCAATTGCAGCATCGTCGAGATGAAGATCGTGTACTGATTGTTCGGGATCGGCCAGACGAACAGATTCCCGAGCGGATAGGCCATGTCGTAATAGGCGTATCGCGGGAAGGCGTTCAGCGACTTCAGGCCGATACGGTTGTAGTCCTCTTGCGAGCGAAGGATTTCGAGCGGGTAATCGACTGGCTGAGGACCTGTCGTGAGCAAGCGGAAGTAGGCCGATTCGATCTTCGGCGGCCGCGCCACGTTGAAGTCGCCGCCAGGGCCGACCGTATAGCTTTGCGCGCCCGTCGCCTGCTTCGAGGTCGTCACCAGTTGGTAGACGAAGTAGCGACGCCGCTGAAGCTGCGCGAGCAACATGTTCAGCAGGTTGAAGGCGTCGTTCGTATCTTCAGCAGCCGGCGTTTGTCCGACGCCGACGACGTTCGCCGTCTTCAACGCCAGAGTGATGATGTCGAGCGGCGTTTTCGGGAGCGGGATGGTCATGGCTTAGCCCAACCTCTGAACCTTCAGGTGCACCGCGTACTTCATGGCCCCCGCCGTCCCGGACGCATAGTTGCTCGTCTGGTAGGTGATGTTCGTGCCGCCCTTGGCATAGATGACCTGCTGCCCCTGGCCAAATGCGCCCACGGCGTTCGCCGTATTCGTAGAGGTGACGGTACCGGCGAGAAGCGCCGTGCTCGAATCCAAGTCGGTCCAGCCCACCCCGACGTTCGGAAGCGTCGAGGAAGCCCCGTCAGCCGTCGTTTCGACCGCGTAACAGGAGACGAGATACATGCCGCCTTCGGATGACGGCACCGCGTACAGCGCTGTCGAGCTGATGTTGGCGTTCTGATTGACGAGATTCACCTGCGCGACGATGGCCGACAGGCCATTGCCGACGAGGTTGTCTCCGTTATATGAGGAAAGCGCCGACCCAATCTTCGCAACGGTAGGGTTCGGTAGCGTGCCAGTGAGATCCCCGCCGACGCTTCCCACGTTCGCCGCAGCCGCGCCCGCAGCCATCTTTGCCGAGGTGACAGCGCCGTTTCCAATCGTCGGATTCGGATATGTGCCGGTCAGATCGCCGCCTGCGTTGCCAGAAGGCGGCGCAGTGACGCCAACTAATGTGACGCCGCTGATCGTGCCGCCTTGGATACTCACGTTGCCCGAGTTTTCGGCGCTCATGTTCTGAGGCTGAGTCGGCAGCGTGGTACCTACGTCATTGAAGCTCGAATCGAAGAAATGGCCGCCCTGCGAGAAGTACGTGCCAAGCGGCAAAACGATCGTTGCGTATGCACCGTTCTTGTCGAGCGTCGCCATTATTTGCCCTTCATAGCCGAGTCAATCATTTCGCGCAGTTTGTCCGCGCCGGTGCGATGATGCGGATTCAGGCCAAGTGCCTTCGCCTCGGCCATCAGCGCGTCGCGCAAGTTGTCGTAGCCGACTTCGACGCTAGATTCCGCGCCTACCGCAGCCTGCTCCTCGTCGGCGTCATTCACGACGATCTGCGAGCCATCAGCGAGGGCGACCCACTTGGGATACTCGCGGTACACATAGGGCGTTTCGGCTTTCGTGATATCCACGATCTCGCCCGCAATGAGCCTGTTCATTCCATCGCCTCTAAAAAGAGGCCCGGGAATACTCACCGGGCCCAAGCACCGCGGAGGAGACTCGTTTAAACCACGTCGGCAACCACGCACGCCCATTCCGGACGGATCGCCGCGTACCCGTACAGAATGTCCATCCGCGTGATGAGCTGGTCGGTCGTGATGTTGTAGCCGGTGATCATGCGCAGGCTGATACCGTCGAACTCCGCGCGCGCCGCTTCCACAACGCCGCTCGTCGGCATTTCGAGGTCTGCCGTGGCGAGCGTGAACGCTTCTGGGTAATACGCGAGGTTCTGGCGGTACTGCGTGCTGGCCGGGATTACGAGCGCCATCGCAGCGCCGTTCGCGGGCGACGCATCGACCGTGTTGAACGCGGCCGGCGCCGGCACTAGAGCCGGATAGATCGGGATCGACGTGGCGCCGTTCGCGACGTTTGCCGTCACGACGAACTGCATCAGTTGGCCATACGACTGGCCCGTCAGACGGTTGATCGCATGCACGCCGGCGAAGGTGATGATGTCGCCCTTGTTCAGCGTGCCCGTGATCGCGTTGACCGTGATCGTCGAGCCCGTTTGACCAGCGCCATTGACCGTACCGCCCGCCGAGAACGTGCCGACCGTGTGAAGCTGGGTCGTCTGATCGCTCATCCAGTCGAAGCCGAGCGTATCGGTCGTGAGCAGCCCCGTTTCGTACTGGTCCGCGATCTTGCGTTGCGGGTTGAAGAGGCCCGCGAGCGAACCGACGGTGCGCGCTTGCGTGAGCGGGTCCATGATGATCTTGCGATCCATCCGCGGCGCGAGGTTCTGATCGAGCACCGCGCCGGCCTGCAGCCATGTCGAAGCGTCAGGCGAGACCGTCGCATTAGACTTCGCAACGATGTTGCACGAGGACGACGCCACGTTCATCAGGTCGTTTGCGACGTAGGCGGCCAGCCGATTGACCGCAGGAGCCAGAATCCGCTCGCTGTAGTCATCCAAGCTCATCGTGCGGTCTTGCGTCGTGAACGCGACCGGCACATTAGCCTGCGTGGCGACCGTCAGCGTCGTGTTCTGCTCGGTCGTGCCCTGAGGCGTGATCGACGGACCGGTGGAGACCGTGTAATCGTTCGGGAGGCGGATGCGCAGCGTGTTGCCGATCTTGGCGCCGCTGCGGGCGAATTGGTCGTCGTATTGACGGTTGACCGAGCGAAGGAAGGCGTTCGACTGCGAAAAGAGTCGGACGGCCTCGTTCGTGATCATGTTAATAGTCAAGAGACTATTGGACATGTAAGGCTCCTAGAGGCAAAGAAAGGGATGAACCTGTCTCTGCCCTGCGGAGACCTACTTAACGGGCTGTCCGACGATTAACGGCTCGTCTTGGCCAATAACTCCGGGCGCAATTGGCCTCGGATGCGCGAACACTAGTTACATTCACTCGCGCATGTCAACTATCGGCGCGTCTTCCGGTTCTTGTTACGCCACTCCATCCACTTTTTCGTATCCTTCGGGTCGGGTTCGACAGCGTCGTCACCCGTCGATCGGCCGTCGATCGTCGTCGTCGGAGGGGGCGCCTTGCTGATCTGCTTACCCAAGTCCTTCGACGCCTTGGTCGATAGTTTGGTCAGTTCGATGCCCATCTGAATCGGGTCCATTGAGGCGAAGCGCATGGCGTCGTTGAGGTTTTCCGGCTTCCCGAGCCACGTCACCACGGCCTCGGCCTTTGGGATATTGGTGAGCACGCGCAGAAAGTCGGGGCCGCCAACGCCGGCCATTTGCAAGTTTTGGACGGACTTCTCGAAGTCGTCGCCGTATTCCTTCGCGCCGGCTTCGTTGATACGCGCTATGCCCTGATTCAGCGTTTCCTGGGCGCGCTGCTCGTTCACCATGCGTTCGGCGTAGGCTTTGGCAAGTTGCTCGACCGACTGTTGATTGGCTGGCGCGGCCGCAGTCGTCCCGTCCGTAGAGGCAGTAGCTTGCGCGGCAGCCCGAAGGCGCTGGTTTTCTGCCTCCAGTTCAGCCGCACGCGCCTCTGCGGCGCGCCGGGCAGCCGTAATCTCGCTGATGCGTCGCGGCACCCAGCTAGTGTCAGGCTTCTGATCTTGTTTTTGCTCGGATTGCTGCTCGACGACCTCCGTTTGCTGCTCGGTCTGCTGCTCTTGGGTAGCTTGAACGTCTGACATGGTTACTCCTGTGCGGTGGTGGTGTTTTCTTGTTGCGGTTCTTGGATGACAGCGCCGATATTCGAGGCATAGACCGCAGCCCCATCGACATTGGCCGGCGTGGCAAGATCAGGATCGGGGGCGCGCATGATCTCGGAGATGACCTTGCGCACGATCGGGTCTAGCGCTTCTTCGCTCATCTTCGGCGCCAGCGCCTTGAGTCGTTCCGTCTCAGCCTTGAAGGCATCGAGCATTTCAGTGCGCTCTTTCTCCAGGCGCGTCGAGAGATGCGTGAGCGCCTCCATATCGAGGCGCTGCTTCTCGAATCCTTGCTGGACCGTCTTGTCGCGCAGCTCTTGGTCTAGCTTCTGGATCAACTGGCCGGCCTGCTGCAACTGCTGCTGAAGCTGCAGTTCCATCGGCGTCGGACCTTCACCCAGAATTGCCGGATTCATGGTCTTGATCCAGTTTCGCATCCGCTCCTGGAGCTTGTCGGCGTACGGGAAGTCGGCGTTCGCCATGTACAGGTCGCCAATGACCGGTGCAAGCGTCTCGTTGGACGTGAGCATGTTGGTCATGGCGTTGAACGCTTCCTTGCGGCGCGTCTGGAAGTTCGGGCCCACGGTAGCAATCACGTCGTATGTGCCGACGCCAGGATTGAAGATCGCCGCGACCTTCGCTTCACCCTCGTCATCCTTTTGCTGCAGCGCCTGCTTCGCGTTCGGATCGACCTGGATCTGCTGCTCCTCGCCGGACTCGTCCATGATCCGGATGATGCGCTTGGTGTCGTAAATCTTCGGGATTAGGTCGATCAGTTGCTTGCCGGTAAAACGAATGGCCTTCGCGAGGTTGTCCTGATAGTGGAACGTGACGCGCTCGCCCTGCTTTTGGCGCTGCTCGATCGAGACGCCGCTGATTTCGTTGCCCTGCTCGCTGAACGTGGCCTCGTACTGGCCCGTCGCCATCATCATTTCGTGCTCGGCAGCCTGCATGCCTTCCAGGAAGACAGGAGCGCTCGTCGGCGGTTGCTGGCGCTGAGGTGGAGGAATCGGATTGCCGGCCTCGTCGGCGTGGTTGTACGGCAGATAGGCGTGGTTCTGCGTATTCGCGGTGGCCCAGTAGTTCTCCAGGCCTTCGATCGCCTCGACAGGCGCCAGATAAGGGCTCTTGGACTGGAGCGCGCCGTATTCCAGAGCGGCCGATGCGTTGTAGTTGAACGAGCGCTGGGCGTCTTTCAGGTATCGGACAATGCCTTTGCGGTCGAGCCGCCCTTCCATGACGATCTCTTCGCCCACCACGCGGATGATCGGGATGTACTTGCCGGCCCATTCGCCCTTCTCGGCTATCTGATCGCCCACGATCAGGTACTTGTCCACTGTGTACTTGTCCACGCGCCGGCGCTGCACATCGGAGCGCTGCTCATAGGTTTGCTTCATGAGCGCCACGCCTTCTGGCGGCATGCTCGACTCGCGCACGACCTGCACGTCATCCCCATCTTCGCTCGGGATTGCGTATAGCCATTCCTTCGACTCGCGGCGCTCGTAGTACTCGGCCACCCGGACGGCATCCTTGCGCAGCCAGTTTTCCGCCATTGTCCCGAGAGTGCTCGCTTGGCCCTTACCGACGATGCTGGGCCACTTCTTCTCGGCGCGCGAGCGCGGTACCTCGTCGAAGATGAAGCCGAATTGCGCATCGGAGCCGTCCTGCTGCTTGATATCCGGGTCCAGATAGACGGAGAGCGGATCGGGGACCGGACGGATGAAGATTTCCTGGTCGAAGCTGTCCTCGTCCGTATAGTCGGTCACGATGCGCCAGTAGCCAATGCCGCCTCCGGCCGCAGTCTCCGATGCCTTCTCGTAGGCTGTCTCGGCGTCCGACATGTACTCAATGCGTCGAATCACCTGCTCGTAAATCTGAGCCGAGTCATAGCTGGCCGAGCCGCCCATCGGGCTGATCTGGATCGCCGCGCGGTTCTCCTTGGCCTGATTGACGACGTGCAGCCAGTGCGTATGGGTCTTGTTGATCGTCACCATCACCTGCCCGGTGGACGAGCGAGAGGCGCGAACCGATGCTGGCCACTGCTCAGCGTTGTCCGAGTCCGCGTACAGGAAGCGCATGTCGTCCTTGTAGCGTTGGCGGAATGGGCCCTCCCACTCGATGCAACGGGAAAATCGCTCGTGCGCACGCTTGATGATCGTCTGATTCTTCTCGGCCATAGTCCACCTGTGCTGAATTCGGCGCGACACTAGTACAAATCCCGGGGTTTCTGCGCTGATTTCGTCATCACGAAGCCATCCACCCGCCCGGCTGGACGCGCCCCATCGTGTTAAGCGCCGGCCGCGTCTTGAACTCGCGCTGCTTGGTCTTGGGCTCCTTCAGCGCAACCGCCATGTAGCCGAAGGCATCGGCCGCGTGCGAGGCCCAGTCGTGGAGCGGCTCTTTGCTGAAATGCTTGTCGTCGTCCACGTCGTAGCGGTAGTTCATCAGCGCGTCTAAGCCGACTTCGCACTTGCGCTCGTCGAAGTAGCAAAGCGGGAAGATCAGACGCGCGGCCTCGATACGCGTGTCGATGCTCGTCTTCGGAACCGTCTTGACCTTGAACCCGGCGTCCCGCAGCTGCTGCGCCACTGTGCGCTGAGAGGCCAGCAATTCGTTATTGGCGTCGTGCGGTAGCCAGCAATCCCCATAGACATAGGACTTGCGCTGCAGCTCGGCCGCATACTCACCGATGTGCTTGCCGGTTCCTTCGAGATAGTCGATGACCCGGTATTCGAACGGACCAAGTTGGCAGAACCATATCGTCGTCTTGTCCGCGCGCCCCAAGTCCCAGAACAAATGCACCGGCTTGCTCGGGTCGTAGGGGACGCGCATGATGCGCTCGCGCGCCTCGCGGATTTCCTTGGCGTACACCGCGCCCAGGACTGGCGCCTCAAACGAGCACATGAACTCCTGATCGAACAGAGCGCTCCCTAGCGCCTCGCCGAAGTCCTTCACGTATTCCGCGCGCAGTTTGATCAACTGCTCCGGCGTGTATTGCCCCGTCTGCTCCGCCGTCAGTATCTGAGCGAATGAGTCCGGGTCGTCCTTGGCGTTCTGATACGTGGTGTGTGCGTGATTCTTGCCGCGCGGGGTGGTGATGAATATCTGCCACCCGTTGTTTTCCGCGAGAATCGGCCGCAGGTAGGCCTTCGCGGCAGGATTTGACAGCGCCCACTCGGAATACACAATGCCCACCGGAGGAGCGCCCACCATAGCGTTGTAGTTGTCCGATCCAAGGACCTGCCATGTCGAGCCATTGACGAACTCAATGTACATCTCCTGATCGTTTTTCTTGCGCCGAATGGCCTCAGGAAAGGCCTCGTCGATCCGCTTTTTGCCCGTCTTCGGGTTCACGGCGTTCCAGATCGCCTTACGAGCCTGCGCAGCCATTGGGAGCATGTGCCAGTAGCCGCCGATGCGCTCAAAGGCCGCTACGGCCGTTCTATGAAGCGCGATTTCATCTTTTCCAGCGCGCCGGCACCAGATCAGTTCGGCATGCTTGCCACCGCGCTCCAAATAGTCCCACGCTGCTCGCTGGTAGGGGCGCGGCGTCCAATTATTCGGTAGCCTGACTGTCGGCATGGCGGATGATTTCGACTGTCAGCCCAACATCGCCTTCCACCTTGGCTTCGATGTTCGCTAACTTGGCATGAATGTAGGGAGCGGCGTCTTTAGCGAAGTGAGCAGCGCGGTCAAGATCACCCTCAGAACGAGCTTTGTGCATCGCCTCTAGCATGACCTCAAGCGGCGTAATGCCCTGCTGCACAGCTTTGTCGGCGATCTCTCGCGTCTTTTTGTTCGCTGTCCCAGGAGGGCGCCCAGCACCTTTTCTAGTTCCTCCGTGTGCCATCTTGATTTCTCTTGATTGTTCGTTCCCTTTTCAGGCGGATGTTCGAACCCAACCCGCATGGTGAACCGAGCGTTGCAAGTGATATCCGATTGCCCGGCACGCCATCTGCGCGACCTGTTGCTTGCGCTCTTTCTCCATCATGGCGTCGAGCACCTTGCCGTCCCATTCGTTGTCGAGGAAACGGGCGAGCTCGCTGCGGCGCCGGATGCGTTGCTCGTAGCTCATAGCCCGAAGTGCTTCTCGGCTTTCTCGATCAACGATTCGAGATCATGCGAGATGCCGCGCGCATCTCGTCGAATCACGCCCATCACTTCGGAGAGCAGTGATTCATGCGTAACTGGCGCGGGCACATGCGGCGCGCTCGGATCGATTGCATCAGCAGATGCGCCTGGTGCGGCAGTATCCGCACCAAACTTCGCCTCGGAGCCAGATGAGGCCGGCGCAATGGGGGCAATGTTTCCCTCAGTGCCACTTGCGCTGGTGGATTCCGTCGATGACGAAGACCCGACAGCCGCAGTCGCAGCAGTCGTATCGGTAGCCGACGTGATTGCAGGGGACGAAGCGACGGGCGTCGTATTCGAAGCCGTGCCGATCGTAGACGACTCCCCCGTCGGCGCCACCTCGGGCGCTTGGGGCTCAGTGCTGCTCGGTGCTGCGTCAGTCATTTCTTCCTCCCTTTGCCGAGCACTCGATCGGCTTTCGCATCGATCTTCGCCTCGGTCGATTTGGACATGCGGCCAGCGTTCACGGCCTGGGATGCGCGGGCTTTGGCGTTCCGCGCGTGGCTCTTGTCGGGAACCGGATAGCTCCGGCCAGGACCGGCAAACTCCGACTTCGGAAGCGCCTTTCGCGCCTTGGTCGTCAGCTTGGCCATTCACTTCGCCGGCGAGCCTTTGCCGCTCACGCCCGATTGCTTGATCTTCGGGACGCCGTTGGTCAGGCATGGCTCAGCCTTCGGCCCGCTGGGCGGCTTCCCGCCGTGGAACGTGCCAGCCTTCGATGTACGGGCCTCGTGCGCCATGCCGGTAGCCGATTTCATGTTGCTCGCGTTGCTGCTTTTGCTGATCGCCATGGCGAAAACTCCGGATCGTGGTGGAAATTTCGCGCGACACTAGTACAGTCATTTTGGCTTTGCAACGATCTTGAAGCTGGGCCACTTGAACGATGCCTCCTGATGGTCCTTGGCCAGTTGCAGCACGGAGTCAATGCGTCGCGTACGTGCGCCACGCTTGCCGCCTCGCGATAGCTTGGGGCCTCGGTTCCGTTTGGCCCCTCCGAGTTCCCCGTCTTCGATCATTTCAGCCTCCGAAAATGGGGCGCCACCACAGACGCCCAGTATCCGCACGGTATTTCTCGACGATTTCGCTGCACATTCCTCGCTTCTAGGTCAAATTGCGCGTTGCGCGGTTGCGGTAACTGCTACAGCGAGAGCGCTCCAAGCGTGGCTTGAAACGCCGTAAAGCGGGCCGGGCGCCGACTTCGTGCCGATCTGCGGTGTCTTGCCTCCTCCGGTGCGGGGAAACTGATCGATGAGCGCCATGCGGATATTCGAGTCGGTTACTTTCGATGTACGCCCGCAAAGATGCATCTTGACCTCGTGTCGCTTCACGAAGCGAACCGCATCGGGCCGAAAATAAGCCTGCTGGAACCGCCCGATCCACACGCAGGTATCGAACGTCGTCTGACCGACCGCCATGCCCATGCCGGCGATCATTTCGATTGCCAAGCCCTCTTTCCATCGGCTGACGAGTTCCAGCACGCCAGCATTGGGCGACACGTCGCTGCTCGACACGCGCCCGTCTTCGAGGATGACCCAGCCGCTTTTGTCCGTGCCCGGATCGATCGAGAGAAGCGCGCTCATGCCGCCTCCGCGCGCGTAGCGGGGGCGTTTTTGGCGGGAACGTAATCGCCAAACAGCGCCGTGTCGCGCCAGTCCCGGAACGGCTTCGAGTTCCACTGCTTCACGACGTTCTGCGTGACATCGCGCGGCTGCCCGATCTTCTCGTATGTCATGCCAAGGGTGCCGCGCTCGCTTGTGCGGACCTTCTGCCCAGTCTCGCGCACGTAGCCTTCGGCAACGAGGCGCTTGAGCGAGTGCCACACGCCTGCATCAGACACGCCGGCCGTCTTGCCGATCTGCGATGCAGCGAGCGGGCCATTTGCGAGGGCGGCAAGCACCTTCTCGTCCGTTTCGTGCTTTTGCTCATCCGAATACCAAGTTGCACTCATCTGTCCGTCTCCGTGTAGTGGGTCATTGCGTGGGTGGGTCGATTGATTTGCTCGTCGATCGCCCGGCGCAGGCTGTGCTCGTAGCGATCAACGGCGACAAAGCAAAGGTCAACGATCTGCCCTACTGTCAGCGTTTCAAGAAAATCCATGCGCGCTACATCATCGACCATCTCCGCGATCGGCGGATCGTCTTGTCCCCAGACGAACGTGCTCACTGAACCTCCCAAAGCGGCTTGCCCTGAGCTTGGTATCCATCGACGATCGCCTCACGAATCGTGCGATAGCTCTCGCGCAAGTCAGGATCAACGCAGTCTTCGATGACGCGGCGTCCGGCGCTCGAGCTAATCGCATCGGAGCAGCAGCGAACGACCTCAGCCGTCAGCGGCTTGCCGGAGCGTGATTCGCCCCGCATGAGGACCTGATAGGCCCATTCCGCGGTAATTTCGCGCGGCCGCATGAGCGGCGCGATGATCTCGCGCACGCGACGCATGTTCGCTTCGACCGTGGCGGCATCGGCGCGCGTTTGGTCGGTCAGCAGGTCTGTCTTCGGCTGCTCGATCAGCCGCATCTGCTTGCACAGCGCGTGAAACTCGGGCAGCGACGGCGGAAACTTGAGCGTGAGCAGCGCATCGACGCCCGCCTTGAGCTCGGCGTTCGAGAGCTTGCGCAAGGCCTTGGCCCATTCGATCTTCACTCCCCGCAGGTCGTCCGCCGGCCACTTGTCGAGGAACGCGTTGCCCCACATGCGCGACATGCGCTTGAAGAGCTCGTTCACCCAATGCTCGGGCACGCCGTCTTGCGGCCACGGCTCAACCGATTCGCTTGGCTTGGACATCAACGACGGATTCATCGGGGCGTTCATGCGGGGATGCTCCTGAGTTGCCGGTGAGGACTTCGTAGGCGCGTCGACGGCGCTCGTCTCGGGCGTCTATCGGCGAGGCTCGGGCGTTCGGTATCTTCGGGTTGAGCAGGTCGTTGACGATGTGCTGCATGTAGCTCGGCCCGGGTCGGGTAGGCTTCCGAGCCCGGACCATGGCAACCGCGGTTTCGAGTAGCTCGTCGGTCACGCGAGGATTTCGCGACCATTCGTCGATGATCGGATTCGATGCGCTCGCACCATCGATGCCGCTCTTTCGCAGGAACACCGCGATTTGCGTCGCTCGGCTCGGTTCGACAGTGGCTTCGTTTGAGGTAGGTGGTTTATCGCCTACGCCTCCGTCTCCGACTCCGTATACGTCTTCGACTCCGACTCCGACTCCGACTAAGTGAGCATTTGCTGGCGGATGATTAGCATCTGCTACGCATTCGCAAATCACACCATCAGCAGGTGCTGGGTGTTTACTCTGCTTTGAGCGTATCTGCTGCTTAAAGTCGATAATTTCGAGGAATCGCTTCCCTGAAACCTCGTAGACGAGCAAAAGATTCTCTTGCTGACAATCGGCGATCCAGCGCTCGATATCGGAGAGCGATACGCGGTCGAGTTGCAATGCGTAGCATGTGCCTAGCAGAAGCTTTGCATTTGCTGTGTATCTGCCGAAGTCATCGACGACCGACATAAGGCGTCGATAGAACACTTCGGCGCCCCAATCGAGCGAGTTCACGCGCTCGCTGGTGACGATCCCTTCGCGGAGAATTCGGTTAGGCATGTAGCGCTCCGATGAGATCGCAATCGGCCGGCGTGAGAGGTTGCGGGAGGTCGGTCACTTGCACCACTCCGCAATGTCGATGACGACGAGCGGTTGCTTATGGCAAAACGCCTGGTCCGCGCGCACCTCTTCGATCGATCCAAGCCCGAATTCGACCGCGCCGCTCGCGTAGTTAAACCCCTCGGGATGACGCGCGACGACGGCGTGGTGCTCTGGGAACTTGCGCAGTTCGTCGATGAGTTCTGCTACCGTCATAACTCACCGCCACACAAAAAACGGCACGCCGAACGCGAGCCCGATAACCAGCGCCATCCAGGCGTCCACAAAAAGCTCGATCACGATTCCTCCTGCGTCCCAATCTGTCCCGGATTGCCCCGCTCGAAATCGACGACCTCGGGGTGCAGCACGCCGAAAAAGCTGCGCAGCACGTGATAGCCGAGATACCGATCCGTCGGAACTCCCTGCATGGCTGCCCGCGCTTCGAGGCTTTCTGCCTCGTCCTGCGGCAGGTCAACCGCCAACTTCTTTCGTCTCGTCACGAACGCGTCCCAATGTGGGCCGGGTCGTCACTGACCCCGGAAAATTCGGAGGGCAACATGCCAATCACGCCAAGCAGCGCAGTACGTGCGAGACGCAGCAGTGCCGCGGACTCGCTTTCGATACCGTGGAGCTGCTGGTAGCGCAAAAACGCGTCGTACGTCGGATCGTCGAACCGCGTCTTCACCTCGTTTCGGTAGGGGGCTCGGCGTTTCATGCGGCGGCCTGCTCGGGTGACGTGGCTTGCTCGCCTTCGGCAGTCACCTCGGCATGCACGCGCTGAATCGCCAAGAGGGCCTTGGACGAGCAGTTCTCCTGGCCGCGAAGGATTCGATTGACCGTCGGCTGAGAAACGCCAAGACGCTTTGCTAGACCGATCTCGCCCAGCTTGGTCGCCGCCTTGATCTCCGCGAGAAGCTCGGTCGGGGTACGCAGATTCATGGGATGCCCCAAACAGTTATTCGACTATGCAACACACTATACGATGATGAATAGTTTTGTCAATGCAACTATGGATGACTCCTTGAGCATCGAGTATTCGCGTGCGTATAGTGCGCGGATGAAGACCCTCGCCGACCGACTCGACAGCGCTATGCGGGAACATGACCTGAGCCAGAGCGCGCTATCGCGTGCTTCTGGCGTTCCCCAGCCGACTATCAACCGCATCCTGAAGGGGCTCACCCTCAAGCCGGATACGGAGACCACGCGCAAGCTCGCGGCGGCTATAGGCGTGTCTCTGGAGTGGCTTTTAGATGGCGTCGAGGGGGGCACCAATTCGGTGAATAAGAGCCAATCCACCCCTCTTTCCGACGAAGCAAATAGCCTGATTCGGGAGGTCGAACGGCTAGACGCCGCGGGCGGTCTGCCCCGAAAATTGTTCCCTCTCGTCAGACGTATGCTCGCTGCCACAAGTGAATCGCCTGAGAATAAGATGTATGCACCGGGCATGAAGGATGTCCGGGAAGCCCAAATGAACCTCGAGGGGTTAATGCATGAATCAGAGCGTAGGAAAGGGACCAGGAAGAGTCGTTGATCTGGCGTCTTACCGACCGAGCACGAATGACGATAAGTTGCGGTTGCCGCCAGTCCAAGAAGACGCCGAAGAGTTGTTCAATGAGATCGTTCACCACCTCCTGATGGCCATACGCGCCATCACGGCCCGGCACCACTAGCAATCAGCCCCGTCCCCACGGGGCTTTTCTTCGCGAAAAATTATTCACTCTCGTATTGACATTGCTATTCGTCGTCGTATACTTGTCTCCATCAGCGCACCGAGCGCTACGAACGAAAGGGATGACGATGAATTACAACCCGCGCAACTTGTATGGCTCCGACATTCTGTACACGCGCGCCGAACTGCGCAGCCTGACGCGCGAGGCATAAGCCGCTGGCCTGGTTTCTCTGATTGCGCCACTCTAACCACCGCGCCCCGGCGCGCCGGGGCATTGATAACAGATCACCAAGGGGATGACGATGAAAATGAGAAAGCGCCGCATACACAGAGCCGTCGTTCTTGGTCCTTGGAAGGGAGACCCTGACGCGCGCCTACTGCTTCTCGCCCTTTACCCATATCAGCACCGCAAAGCCTAACCGCGCCCGCTTATAGGAGATCGACATGACCCTCACCGCAACGATGACCGCAGTCGAGCACTACACGTCGCTGGCGCAGCAGGCAGCGGACCAGGCGGCCGACCGCGCGTACGAGCGCCGGGAGCGCGCTGCGGCACGAGTGACGTTTGACGACGTGCTCGAGCAACTGGCGGCGCTACCCGAGGAGACGAAGGCCCGAATGATGGAGCTATACGACGGCGGCGCTCGCGGCGACCGAGATCACTTCGCATGGAAGCTCGTTGCGCTGTTCGTGGATGGGCTAGAAGCGGCGACTGACCTGTACCTCAAGGGGAACTGAAATGTGGACGCATACCTACATCGATCTGCGCTACGGGATCCTGCATTCGCTCGACTACGTGTGCTCGGGAGGCCATCGGATTCACGAACGGTTCGAGACTATTTTTTACGACCAAATCTGCTGGTGCTGACCATGCACGCCAATTCTCACCTGATCGTCGAGGCTCTCTTCGCTTGGTTCCTCTTGCTCGCGCTGTTCGTTGGGTTCATGGCCGGCGCGGGCCACACGAGAAGCCGCGATGAATGACCTCACACCCGAAGACATGCGCGCGATCGACACAGCGCACGCAGTACTAAAAGCGCTCACGTTCGGCCCGTTCGCGGCGCTCGTGCTCGCCACTTTCATCGATAACGGCCGCTTCGTTGCGGCGCTGATTGGAGGTTGACCCGAATGAAGATCACTACCGACCTGCTGCGCGAATGGCAAGCCTGCTCAGACGGCTATGGCTGGTTCATCCGCAAGTTTCCGCAAGGCGCCGACTACGGCGTCGTGCAACAAGCACTGCGCGACGACAGCCGATTCGACGACTCGGGCTGGCTCACGGAGCGCGCCTTCGAACGATTGCTCGAAGAGCCGATCGTAGCCGGCGAGATCGCGGCCGACGCGAAGAACGCTGCGGCGAAGTTGATCGAAACTACGACCGCACTCTCGGTTCCCGTCGAAGACAAGATCGAAACGACCGAGAACGATAACGGCGCGCCGGACGCGCAGATCGGCAGCAGCGGCGACTCCGCGCGGATCGGCAGCAGCGGCAACTACGCGCAGATCGGCAGCAGCGGCGACTCCGCGCAGATCGGCAGCAGCGGCGACTCCGCGCGGATCGGCAGCAGCGGCAACTACGCGCAGATCGGCAGCAGCGGCGACTACGCGCGGATCGGCAGCAGCGGCAACTACGCGCAGATCGGCAGCAGCGGCTACTCCGCGCAGATCGGCAGCAGCGGCAACTACGCGCAGATCGGCAGCAGCGGCAACTACGCGCAGATCGGCAGCAGCGGCTACTCCGCGCGGATCGGCAGCAGCGGCAACTACGCGCGGATCGGCAGCAGCGGCTACTCCGCGCGGATCGGCAGCAGCGGCTACTCCGCGCAGATCGGCAGCAGCGGCGACTCCGCGCGGATCGGCAGCAGCGGCTACTCCGCGCGGATCGGCAGCAGCGGCTACTCCGCGCGGATCGGCAGCAGCGGCTACTCCGCGCAGATCGGCAGCAGCGGCGACTCCGCGCGGATCGGCAGCAGCGGCAACTACGCGCAGATCGGCAGCAGCGGCTACTCCGCGCGGATCGGCAGCAGCGGCAACTACGCGCAGATCAACGCGGCCGGCGAGAGCGCCATCGTTGCTATCGCTGGTTTCGACGCTCAATTCAAGATCGGCCCGAATGGATGTGTTTCTGCGCCCTACAAAGATGCAGCAGGCCGGGCTCGATTCGCCGTCGGATACGAAGGCGAAAACCTCAAGCGCGACACGTGGTATCGCGTGAACGATGCCGGCCAGTTCGAGGAAGTCGAAACCGGTGAAATGGTCGAGGTGGAATGACATGACCCCCGACCTCGAAGCCCACGGCCCGTACGTCGTCGCACGCCGCGGCGAAACGACGCAGCAGGTAGCGGATTGCTCGGTGTCGCCGCACGGGGCGGAGTATGCGCGTCTGTTTGCGCAGAGCCAGAACCTCATCGCCGCATTGCGTGAGGTTCTCAAAGAGGCTGTGATCTTATCGGACGACTACCTCGAAACGTTCCGCCTTTGGTCTGACGACGCGACGATTCAAGGTTGGCCAAAAGCTCGATGGAAGGCCGCACGCGAAGCCGAAGAAAAAGCTCTGGCGGTCATCGCCGCCGCTACCGGAAAGGGAGAGCCGTCATGAACAGCTACCGCGACGAGCACGTGAGCGTCCACCTGTCCTGCGGAGGCCTGCGCCGCGCGCGCTTCGACAACGCCCTCCTTCGAATCGCCAAGGCCCGCGAAACGATCGGCGTGTGGCTCGTCGTCGTCGGGCTGGGCGTCTTCATCGGATGGAGTGCAGCGCAAGGGGTGGCGTCGTGAAGAATTTCGACTCATGGTTCAGCGAAACGGCTAAAAGACTCGCAACGCCGAAGCGAACCGAGCGCGTACTCACGCTTGAAGCCCA